TTGGGCCGCGGCGTGCCCAAAGACTACGACGAAGCCTTTAGATGGAGCCGCCTCTCCGCCGCCCAAAACTATGCCGAAGGGTTGCACGACCTTGGCCTCATGTACAGCTTTGGCCGGGGCACAAAAAAGGATGACGCGGAAGCGGCCAGGTGGTTCCGCAAAGCCGCCATACTGGGGCATGCCAAAGCGCAATTCAATCTGAGCACCTGCTTGTCGATGGGGATTGGTGTAACCAAGGATGAAATAGAAGGTATCGCCTGGAGCCGTAAAGCCGCCGCGCAAGGCTATCCCGAAGCCCAGTATAACATGGGCATCGCTTTCAAAACGGGACTCGCTGGTTACCCTATAAACCCGGCGGAAGCGGTCAAATGGTTTACGTTGGCTGCCAATCAAGGAGTAGCTGCCGCCCAAAGCAGTCTGGGGGATTGCTATCAACAAGCGATTGGCGTGCCCCGAGATTATGCTGAAGCGTCAAAATGGTATCTTAAAGCAGCTCTACAGGGCGATGCCCTGGCCCAATACCGTCTGGCCGGGTTGTATGATTTAGGTCGCGGTGTGGCCAAGAACGCATCGGAAGCAGTCAAGTGGTATCGTCAAGCGGCGGCTCAAGGCGATTCGAGCGGGCAACTCGGTCTGGCTATCCTATATATAAATGGACGTGGCGTGCCGCCGGACAAAGAAGAAGGACTTAGACTCCTTCGCTTGGCAGTTGCCCAAAACGATCCGTCCGCCCAAAATTATCTGGGGTTGAGTTATTGCACGGGCGATCGCGTTCCCAAGGATGTAGCTGCAGCCATCGCCCTGTTTCGCCAGGCTATCGCCCAGAATTTTGCTCGGGCCAAAGCTTCGTTAGGTGCGCTCTACGAAGAAGGGCTGGGCGTTCCTCAAGATTACGGGCAAGCCTTCCGGTTGTATCGCGAAGGTGCCGAACAAGGAGATGAGCTATCCCAGCAATACTTGGGCAAAATGTATCACAAAGGTCTTGGCGTTCCGAAAAATGAGGCAGAAGCCGTGAAATGGTACCGGCTCTCCGCTGAGCAAGGCCTTTACAGTGCTCAGACGAAACTAGGAAGGATGTACGCCCAGGGTACCGGCGTTGCCAAAGATGAAAAGGAGGCAAAGAAATGGTATCTTTTGGCTGCGGAACAAGATGATGCCACGGCTCTCTCTTACCTTGGTGATATGTATCTTGAAGGTCAGGGGGTAGCCATAGACTTTGTTGAGTCGAACAAATGGTATCGCCGTGCGGCCGAACAAGGAGATACCCATGCTCAAGACAATCTTGGTATCTCCTATCTGAAGGGCAGCGGCGTGCCCAAAGATGAAAACGAAGCCATCAAATGGATGCGTAAGGCCGCCGAGAGCGGATTTGTAAAGGCCCAGTATCATTTGGGAATAATCTATGGTGACCAGAAGCTGTCGTTCAAAGACGATACTGAATCGACCAAGTGGTTTCGTATGGCTGCAGAACAAGGCCATGCCGAATCTCAAGTCCGGCTGGCCGACAATCTCGAGCAAGGTTTAGGAACTCCTAAGGATGATGCCGAGGCACTCAAATGGCATCATAAAGCCGCGGAGCAAGGTTTGGTGTTTTCGCAAAACCGACTCGGTGTCATATACGCCACTGGCCATGGAGTAAAAAAAGATCTGGTTGAAGCCTACAAATGGTTTCTATTGGCCGCTGGGCAAGGCGATGAAACCAGCAAAAAAAATGTCGCCACAGCCCTCAAGGAACTCGACGCCCAACAACGTGCGGAAGGAGAGCGGCTCGCTAACGAGTTTAAACCTAAAACAAACCCTTTGCCCTGAAGCCCATGCTGCACAGATCTTCACAATCCATCACCCTTTTCACTTTGAATTCCACCCTGCATTTTGATTCTTTCTCATGAAGGTATTTCGCCATCTGTGCCTCATCATGCTGTTTTGTGCTTCGCTCTGTCTGGCGCAAGAAGATGAAGCCAAAAGAAACTCAGACTTTCGCCTTTTAAGGGCCAGAGCGGTCAAAGGAAATGCCTTGGCCCAGCTGGCTTTGGGCAAGCTGTATGCTCAAGACAAAAGCCAGCCGGAAAACGCTGTTGAATCGGCCATCTGGATCCGCAAAGCCGCCGAGCAAGGCAACGCCGAAGCCCAATACTTGCTAGGTCTCTACTACGGAGCCGGGTTAGGCGTTCCGAAAGATGACGCCGAAGCACTTAGGTGGACCAACCTGGCCTTGTCGCAGGGATATGCCAAAGCTCAAGAATCCATCGGCGTAATGCATCAAGAAGGCGTAGGCGCTCCCAAAGATAATGCCGCAGCAATAAAAGCCTACCGTAAGGCAGCGGTACAAGGGGCTGCCTTTGCTCAATACAATCTCAGTGCCATGCTGTTGTCTGGTATTGGTGTTGAAAAAGATGAATTTGAAGCCGTGATATGGTGTCGCAAAGCGGCCGAGCAAGACTTGGCCGAGGCTCAGAACGCCTTGGGTGTGATGTATGGCGAAGGCCGCGGAGGTTTGGTAAAAGACGAGTCTCAAGCAGTCAACTGGTTCCGTAAAGCGGCTCAAAAAAACAATCCTGCCGCGCTGCTGAACTTGGGTGTCGCTTACGGGCATGGATATGGCGTAACCAAAGATGAGGTGGAAGCCTTTAAATTGTATCAGCAGGCCGCTGAAAGAGGAAATGCCCAAGCCCAACACAACCTCGGGGTAATGTATATCAATGGCACTGGAACCCCTAAAAATGAGGTGGAATCGCTCAAATGGTTTCGTAAGGCAGCTGAAAATGGCTTCACAGAAAGCGATAACAATATAGGCAAAAGCTACGAAAAAGGCCGCGGCGTGATCAAAGACTACACCGAGGCCTTCAAGCATTACCAAAAAGCCGCCGATCAAGGTGATGCTAAGGCACTGGCAAATCTGGCGGACATGTATACGGAAGGTTATGGTGTCAGCAAGAACCCCACCGTCGCGTTTGGCTTGTATCGGAAATCAGCAGAATTGGGCAATGTTTTCGCGCAAAGCAAACTGGGGAACCTCTACTTTGATGGTTTAGGCGTCACTAAGGATGAGGTTGAAGCGGTAAAATGGTTTCGGAAAGCAGCCGAACAAGATGATTCTACGGCGCAACACAATCTTGCCATTTGTTTTATCAACGGCACCGGCATAGAAAAAAATATTCCAGAAGCTGCAAAGTGGATCAAAAAGTCCGCTGCGCAAGGTTATGTCAACAGCCAGTATGTTCTTGGAAATCTGTACTCCGATGGCTCGGGTGTGCCTCAAGATGACAAATTGGCATTCGAATGGTACCGCAAAGCTGCTGCACAAAACAACGCAACCGCCCAATTCAATGTGTGTGCCTGTTACGCCACAGGTAAAGGTGTCACTCAAGATGAAACTGAAGTCGTTAAATGGTGCCGCTTGGCCGCTGAAAACGGCAATGCCATCGCACAATACACCTTGGCCACGATGTACGGTTTCGGCAAATTCCTGCCTCGCGACGAAGTTCAAGCCGCAAAATGGTATCTTAAATCCGCCGAACGTAACCACAGCCGGTCACAATACAATGTAGGGATGATGCAATCCACCGGTCGTGGAATGCCACTCGACAAAGTCCAAGGATATAAATGGCTACTGCTGGCGGACTCGAATAAAGAAAACCCGATAGAAGACGCCGGATCATATCGAAGCGAAGGCGAAAACCTGCCCTCAGGTGCTGAACTGAAACAACGACTTGCCAAAGTGCTGGAAAAATTAAAAACACTGCTCACCGAAGAACAAAAAACTGAAGGTGAAAAGCTGGCGCGGGAATTCAAACCGATCCCTGAAGATTAAAATCCCTCGAGAACCTGTCGACGATTGATCGAACGCTCAGAGCATGATCGAAAACAATGCCTGAAAAGATGCTTGCACGAACGCAGTTTGACGCTTACTTTTCGCCCTCTTTCGGTGGGCCGGTAGCTCAATGGTAGAGCAGCGGCCTTTTAAGCCGTTGGTTGCGAGTTCGAGTCTCGCCCAGCCCACCACTTCCTCTTTTTCAGGCGAGAACACGGGAATTCCCAAACAAAAGCTCACTTGTTGAGCCACCGTTTTCCCTCCGTTCGCATCAGCGAACCCAAGATTCCCAGCCACGGGCTTCCAGCCCGTGGTATCCGCTCCAATTCCCCGCGTCGCGTAGCGACGCCAGACCCATCAACTTCCGAACGACCGAATTATCCGTCTGCACCAAAAACTTTACACCCTCGCCCCTCAACGGGGAGAGGGCCGGGGTGAGGGGTGAGCGAGCCTACCGGTTAGTGGAAGAGAGAACAAAGTTGGAAATATCCCCCTATAGCCGTCGAAAGCCCCCGCTAGCCCCCGTTTTAGGGGCTTTTTGAAAGAAGCGGGCCGCAAGGCGGGCATTTTCCAGAAGAAAGTCGGAAACGCCCGTTGAAAGAAAGTTAGAAATGGGTAACACCCCCGCCGCTGCTGCCGATCCGCTGCAGGACCATTGCAGCCCTAATGCAGCGAGCCTGCCGTTGACCGGCAACCCAAAAACGAAAACAACCGAATCGTTTTCGTTTTTCAAGATCATGGCGGCGGAACCCATATATCAATTTCCGGTGGAGGCGGCTGCGGGCAGGTAATACATTGCTGCCTGATTCTCTTTAGCCCAAGCCAATGCGGCCTCACCGTTGGGCATAGGGAGCGTTTTCTGACGCATCCGGCTCTTCACTCTGGTCACCACGATAGCGGCGGCTTTGCCCTCTTGGAAGAAAATCGTTTGGAATCGCTCTGAGAAATGGGTTATGTCCCCGATGTGCGGATCGATCATAGGTCGTTTCTATGGTTGGTTTGCATAGGCCCGGTGTGCTGGTAACACACCGGGCCACTGCGTTTTTAAATCATGCTTTCTTCCGGCGCTTGGTCGGTTTGCCGAGCAGCTCCTCGGACTTCTCAAACCCCACCCAATCCCCCTCGGCATTACGGCCCCGGTTCATCAGTTCTTTGCGGGCAACTTCGACCATGTCGAGCTGGCCGTTTAAGATCGCGACGAAAACCTCCGTCTGGATCAACTGCAGGGTCGATTCTTGCTCCACGTCTAATTCAAAGTTTTTCATAACGGCTGACACACACGCTCGCAAAAGGAATCCAGTCCAGTCGAACTGGACGGCCTATCTTTCCCGCCTTTCCGGTGGAACAAAATCCAGCTTCAGCGCCTTGAAAATATCCTCCTCAGTTTCCGAGGCCAGCGCCCTCCGCCCGTGCGGCGCGAATACGCCCCAATACGGATTCCAGACCAGCCCCACCGACTTCGCGTGCTGTACCAAATGGATGTTATGTTTGATGCTGCCAGTACGGCACAGGAGCAAGCTGCCGAAGTTGCACGGCCTAGTATCGAGCAATTCCTTTTCGGCATGTGAAGCGATCCAGATATCAAGCTGCACTCCGCTCTTCAAAGTCAGGATCAGGTTTTGATCTCCATCCGATACGACGGTGGCATTCTGTTTGCACCGGAGCCGGAAAGCCCGCAACTGATCCGGCTTGGGAAGAACTACGATGTCGATATCGCCGACCATCGGTCGCAGGCGACGGATACTTCCTGCCACCGCGATCCGCTCGCAGTAAGGAGCCATCGCGGCAACGATCTTTTCAGCCATCCCCTGTGCTTTGGCGAGTTCGATCATACTAAGCTGCCTTCCTTTCAAAATCGTAAGCGCATCCACAGCCGCCCCACTCAAATTGAGGTAACTTTTCACCCGCCTCGTGACGGAGCCTAAGCGTGCGCAGGGTCAACGGCTTGGTTTTGCCGCCTCGCCGGTCACGCAAAATCGAAAAATCACCGCCGATGATAGCACGGGCTTTCTCCTCCTGCTCTTCGTGCCACCTGTAGCGCTCAGGTAAAGTAATCAGCAAATGCACAAACTGGCTGATGCCTGCCTTAACGCAGAACCCACCACAATTGTTGTGCGGAAAACCGAGAGAATAGAGGCGAGGTGGCTTAATACCCAAAGCCTCCAGGCCGGAAAGCATTTCCTCGTAAAGCATGACTCTACCCCACTGCATCGGCGCTTCAATTCGCCACTCTGGATTGTGATCCCGCACGTCTTCGAGCCGGTCAGGCTCTTCATGCGTCAATCCGAGATGAACAGTAGTGATCATCTCCAAGCAATGCTCGCGAGTCCACGCCCACAAGAGTTCACGCTTCAGCACCCTTGAACAAATGTCGGCGCGATGGTTGCCGATCATCTTTTCGTCGATGAACACTTCCCAAGGACTGCGACCATCCAAGATACGAACAAATGGAACGCCTAAATGCGCCGTGGCCTCTTGGTTAAACCGATACAAATCTTCGTCTTCGATCAACGTATCTGCAAAGAGAAGAACTACGCCCTCACGTCCATACTTTTCAATGACACGCTTTGCCGCCCAAAAAGAGCATGCCCCACCGGAGAAGCTAACGAGATGGCGAATGGAGAACTTCACGCCAGCAATCTCCTTTCGTCCTGATTGGATTTAATCCCGCCTCTGATCTCAGTTTCCCGGCCAGCCATCCAGCCAGCCGTATAAGCTGCATCGGCATCGTGATCTGGTGCGACCGAACTGGAAGTCATCTCTCCAAAGTGCGCACCAATGTAAGCCTTGCGCCGTTCGACGCCCCGTTCGAGACGAACCAAGGCAGTGCTATCGACGGGCTGTTCGCCTTGGGCCTCGCGCTTCTGCCTTCTGAGCTTGGCGCATAGCCCCTGATAAAAACCATACATGAACGCTTCCCGGTTTCGTGCGCGGCCACTCTTATGCGCCCACGCAAAGCGAAACTGACGGATTAAGAAGTGATAAACGTATTGTGATATTTCCAAGTCCCACGCCGTGCCAACAAACGTCATGGCGTTGTTACGCACCACACGCGGAAATACTTTACGATATCCAGTGACCCGCACGAAGACGGATACGTTGAAGAAATGCTCACAGACCAATGCTGCAAACTTGCACTCGCACTGGATACGGGAGGTTTCTTTCAACGGGTCGGCATGCCCCAACGGCTGCTCGGCTTTCGGGCCTTCATCGTCAGGGTTCACGTCGTCTATATTGATACCATGCTCGGCGGCGATCTTCTGAGCCAGGTCGAGCGCCGTGGCGATCTCATCCACCGTGCCGCCACGCTTCATCCGAAGCAGTTTCTTGATCTTGTCTATGGCTTTTTCGCGGTCGGTCATATCAGTCATTATTTATGAGTTTGATTTTGATGCAGCAGGCATCGCCAGCTTGATTGCCGTAGCACGCCGTCCAGCCGGGCAGTTTCGATGGAACGGTGTCGTAACTGAAGCCGACGATCTCACCGTAGAGCCGATGCGTCTTGCCGTATCCTCTAGCCAGAACAACAGGTCGACCGATACGGCAAGTCGTGGCATTCCAGCGATCATTGCGCGGGCGATACTCCGTGTCCTTCTCTCCGCGCTCAAACGCCTCGTAGTATTTTGTCTTGAGCGGAATGAAGAGCGGAGCTTCTTGATAAAACTCATCGTGCAAACATTTCGGGCAAACCATAGTCCAACCCACACCGTCAGGCGCTTTGAGCTTCTCATCCATGCTGCCAGTCCAGTCGCATTTACGATTAGCGCAAAGGTAGTATTCTTTGGTTGGCATAACTTTAGGCGATGATGATGGCCCGTTTGTTGATCGTCGCCTGCGTGGGATCAGGATGCGGGCCGAACCATTTCAAAAACCATTGCCCATCGATCTTGGACTTCCACATCTTACCGTCGTAAACGCCGGTAGGACTGCTCCACGAATAATCGGCCAGCTTGTTGAACGCCGCTAAGGTCATCAGCGCGTCATTGTCATCGATAAGGATTTCCTCCCGGTCAGGCTGTTTCCAAAAACGCCCCAGCGGGTCTGTCATCGGCGGTATCTGATTTTCTATTATTGTGTTCATTGGTTCCTCACTTTCAAAATGGACATTTCACCACGGGATTTTGTCGGCAGGAACGCCTGCCGTCTCAAAGCGCGGTTCAAGCAGCCGGTTCGTGTCCTCTACAACCGGTTTTTTCTTGAGCAGCTCGGGGTTCTTTTTCGCCTTGATCATCCAGTCGAGCTGCTGATCCGTGCGGTTTTTCCAATCACGGGTTTGGAATGCATTAAGGCTGAGTCCTTCCCATGCGCTCTCATCGGCCAACTCGAGCATGTAAGCAATGGTACCGGCGCGTTCGGAAAGCTGGGGATTCAGGTAGGCGATCATCGCCTTCACGTCGTCGGGATTCTTCAGCAGGTCGAAGCAGGCGACCGCCCAATTCACGCGCCAGTTTTCTTTGATAGCCTTCGAGCTGGTCTTGCCCCGGTTCACGTGCGCGTTGACGGCGTAGCGGAAATCCTCCGGGATGATCGCCCGGCGTGCATCATCGGCGATCAATTGCGCGGCCTGCCAGATGATCGCGTGAAAGTCACTGCGCTTTTCGTTTTCCTCGCGGATGGCGACCAACCGTCGATTCTGCATGCGCCAGTCGTTGGCCTTCGCGCACTTGGCGAAACGCGGCATATAAAAATGATCTCGTTGGTTCTCGGTCATACGTTCTGGTTCAGTTTGGTGAGACGGGACATGCACTCCTGCCAATCTTCGTTCTGCAGCAACCGCTTGTTGGCACCGGCAGCGCCGACGAGCAGCTCGAGGGAAAGTTTCAGGCGTGATTCTGATACCTGCCGGTTGGCCGAACTGAGATCATCCGCATCAAGCGCGAATTCCTGCTGCAGGTGTTTCGGCGGTTCCGTCTTCACTACCTCCATCTTCACGGATGTTACTTTCTTCGGTGGCCCCTTCTTTTCCTTCGGTGGCTGTGCCGGAACGTGCGCCGTAGCCGGACTGGACACCAAGCCCCTTGCCTTCATCGCTTCAACCAACTCCACAGGATCGTAGCCAAGCGTCAAACGCGTGGCCTCCGCTGCAGAGAGTTTGTTGGCGGTGAGATTCATAGGGTCAGTGGCAGAGCATCAGCCAAAGCATGATGAAGATGAGCGCGGCAACCGCGAAACACTCGAGCCAGGTGCCTTCTTCGTGCTGCGGATTCATATCACTTGCCCTCCTGAAGATAGCGTTGGCAAAACGAGGTAAGATGCGGGTGGATTGATCCAACGCGGTCGATCATGTTGATGACCTGGCCAACGATCCATTCGCCTTTCACCCGCTTGCTGATCTTGCCCCTGAAGCCTCCCTCCACGGCGTGAATGTTCGACACGTAACCAGCCGCCTTGAGTTTTTCGGAAAGAGCCTTCCGGTCGCATTTGACACCCAAGATATCCGAGGCCGGGATAAACCAATTGAGCCAAGCAATGAGAGTATCCAAGCCTTCGGCCAGCGCTTCATCTATATCGCGCCACAAGGAATCCACGACGGTTTGCGCCGCCCGCTGTTCCAATTGGCGTTGGGCTTCGGCCTGACGGCCAGCGGCACTGAGTTTGTAAGCTGCGATTTGGCGTTCGTTGGTGAAGTAAAACTCCCAGATCAGCCCGGAGACAGATTTCTTAGGCGTGGCAACGAGCTTGATGCCGTTGAACGTGAACCTTACCAAAGCCCGATGCTTCACCGCCAAATGCTTGGCGTCCCTGCAGGCGGAATTGATGTGAGTGCCGCCGTAAAGAGGCATGGAGATGGTTTTCATCTTACTTTTTCCCCTTTCCCGTCACATCCTTGACGGCCTTGCTCATATCCACCTTGGCGACCACAACGCTGAAGTTATCTTTCTTCTCGCGCTTGATCCCGACCGCCAAAAGCTCTTCATCAGTCCAAGTGCTGAGCGTGTTAAGATTCGGCGTGCGCTGCGTTTTGATGTAGAGCGAAGCCTTGAAGTCCTTATCCTTCTCCGCTTTCTGATCCAGCAGGGACAACGTCACCTCTTCGCTCTCCACGACTAACGACGTGGATTCGTGCATCTTCACGGTGCCGGAAGGTGTGACCACACTGCGCTTGCTAGCGGGAAACCACTCGGGATGTGCAGTCGCCAACCGCTCAAGCTCTTCCTCGGTTTGTGTGGCGATGCGTTGGAGCGTGGTGAATTTGCCAAGGTGTCTCTCGACGCTCGCGAGATATTGCTTGTCCACTTTGGCTGACATCCGGCCCAAGGCATTCTTCGCCCGGGTGAAGCGGCTAACTAAATCCACCATCCGTTTGAAATCCTTGGTGCTGGCTTTTTCGATTTGTTCAGTCGTTGCGATCATACGTCTTCTCCTCTTTAGGTTTATTTTGATGTGAAATTATTCGTGAGCGCACATCGCTTCAGCCTGCTTGGGCTTCGCGTTGCAGAATGGCTCGTGGACTTTCTTGCAGTCCGGGCAGGTGCGATTGATCAGGTCGATGAAGGCTTCCGCCTCCGCTTCCGACATGACTGTGAGATTGTGTGGAAGGATTCCGGCCTTGCGACCTTGGGCGCTGGCGGCATCGCGATCATAAAACCGCTTGGCCTCTTTCAGCTCGCAGAGCGCAAACGTATTGCTGAGATCAACGAGCCTGACCGGCAACTTGCCCGCATACATGATGACAAACTTGGTAGCGTTCACAGCTTCCCGCCTCTCTGGATATTGCGGAGGAGCCATGTGCGCAGACCTGCGTGCAGCTTCTCACACCACTCGCCGAGCTGATCTTCAGCCGGGTCAAAGATGTCGCAATCTCCGAAGTTGATGGTTGTGTGCGGATAGGAGACCTCTGAGCGATCACGGAGCCGAAACCACTTGGCTTCCACTGTCACACAAAATGAGACGCCCTTGTAACCCGCTCCCTTGCGCATCATCTCAAGCTGCGTATCCACCTTGGTCATCATGGCGCTGATCATCTGCAGGCCGAGCTGCTCGACGTCCTCGCCATCGCGGATACGTTGACGGATTTCCAGCTCGCGCGTCTCATGGCGGCGGTAAAGCGACTCTTCGCTGACGTCATGCGGATGCTCCACGCTGATCCGCGCAACAACCTCGAAATGATGCTCCAATAATTCGGCAGTGTTCATATTTGGTTCCTCCTCCGGGTTATCGTTTGCGGCTTATTTTTGCTGGTTGGGGCGTGAGATCGATGAGCTTCGTTGCTGCCGCCGCGAAGGCCATCGGCCAATCTTTCTTCGGCATGCCTTTGTAGATGGTGGCCGCGAGCGTCAGTTGCTTGCGTGCGCGACGGCAGTGGCCGAAGCGCGTCACCACATCGGATACGGCTTCGAGCAGTTCCTCGCCGCTCTCCGGTGCAAACTGCGTGATGAGGTTGGTAGCCGTCTGCTCGGCGTCATCTTTCATCCGGGCCAGATGCACGATGCCGATACGCGTGAGCAGCTTGCCGCTCGGGTCTTGCTTCCTGATCTTGTCGATCACCTCCGTGTTGCCGATAAACGCGATCGGAACTCCTGTGGCGTCGTGCAGGCCGAAAGCGGAGCGGAACGCGGATATGTCCATCAGCTCGGCATTGTCCGCGATGATAAGGCGTTCGGTTCCGCGCAGTTCGCGCTCAAGCCAGATCATGCGTTTCACGTTGCCCGGCCATTTCGCGTCCTCGTTGTTATCCAGATACGCGTGAAAGAGCATGTCCTCGAAAGCTGCTGCACCGCAGGCATACTGCTTGGCGGTGATCATCAGCGTGTTCGGATTGTCGCCGCAGAAGAGCGTTGCGCCGGAAGATTTGCCTAAGCCGCCGTTACTGTGGATCAAGCCCACGTCGCCCGTGCGGCGGATTTGGTCCAGGGTGGATGCCACGTCGGCGCTGACCGAGTTGTCGAAGAGCGATTCGCGGACTTTCGCAGAGCGGCCCACGTGGCGCAGAAAAGCGCGGATGGCTTGCTCGACGCGTGGCATATCGACTTCCGGCACACGATCCGGTTTGTTGAGGTTGAGATATTTGGCGATCCGTGTGCCGCTCAGCGTCGGTGAAACTTTCGCGGCAAACTCTGCACGGGTAAGGTCTTCTTCGTTGATGTATGCCTCCGCCCGGCTGCGGACGTTCTCATCGTAGGTGAATGTTTTGTTTTCCATTTTGGTTCCTCTGGTTGTTTGTTTGCTACTCCTTAACGCTGGCCAACGCTGCGTCGGCCAAATCTTCTAGCTCACGCGCACGGGTCTTTTCGGGGTTGTGGATGCGGCGTGGCATTTCTCCCGTCTCGGCTGCTGCAGCATTGCCGTCAGTGCGCTGCTGCAGTTCGGCTTCCCGCGAGCTGGTGACCACGGCGACGTTGCCTTGCCCGTTGCGGGCGGTCGCGGCCTTGGCATGCGGCATGCCCACGGCGCGAAATTCAGTGCGGACAAATTTATTAAAGCGGCGTTTGATCTGGTTGGCCGGGTTGTCCTGACTGGTGTTGCTCCAATCAAAACGGGAAACCAGTGGCACATAATCTGCCCAGCCCATGAACTGCCCCATCTGCCAGCCCTGATGATTGGCACTGCTGTCTTCGCGGTTGTAGATGGCCGCGCCGAGCGTGGGCTCGCTCGGGTCGAACCGCACGTAAACGCGATAGCCAGCGCCGAGCGAGGCGAACAGCTCGGGGAAAGAAAACTCGTAGGGATCGCCGTCCACGGTCGGGATAACCTTGCCCCCGCGAATCTCCAGCTCGTGCAGATGCGGAAGAAAAACCGCGTAGTCATGTTCCGAGAGCTTGCTCGGCGGGCATTCCGCCATAGAGCGGTCGAATGCGGCTTGCGCGGATTCCGCCCGTCGCACTTTGCGGTTGTCGATGTATTCCATCACCGCCACTTCCAAATCCGCCGATTCGGCAATCGAAAGAAAACCGAGATCGCCGGGCTTGTGGCTCTTCGCGTGGGCGCGCCGCATCGCCTTGGCACCGGCTTCCAGCTCGCCCCGGTGCATACCGATGTTGATGATCTGCTGGTTGCGCTCCACGCTTGCACGAAAAGCGAACACGCTCGTCACCTTCTGTTGATAACGGAAGCCGCTCTCGATCTCTTTGCCGCGAGGCGTGGTGGTGTAGTGGATTCGCAGGCCGAGCGCTTCCAAACCATCCTGCAGCCGTGCCTGCTCATATTCGTCCATCGCAGGCCGGTCGAATTCCTCTTCGATCACATCGCCACTGGAGGTGATGCGAAAACCGGCGATGCAACGCGCTTTCCAGACCGATTGCTCGAACACGATGCCGCGCCGTGGTTTGCCGAACGTTTGCATCAGGCGGCGGATGAACCGCAGGATGATCGCGGCGGTGTAGCTGTCGCGCACCGTGCCGACCTTCTCGACACCTAGCCACTTCCGGCAAATGTCGAACGCATACAAACCCTGCCGTCCTACCAATGGCTCGCCATCAGGACCGATGAACCAATGAGGCACGTTCGCGCTCATGTCATCGAAGACCCACCAATCACCCGGCTTGATCTCTATCTTGGTGCCGTCCTCCATCGTCTCGACCATCTCCCGCGAATTACGGAAGGTGCCGTGCAAGGCCATGTGCTTGGCACCGCGAAAACGTTGCTCCACTTCCGTGGTGATCTCGCGCACGATCCGTTCGAGCGGCTTCGGCTGTTTGCCCGCGAGCAATTCGCTTCGCAGGTTTTCAGGACACAGCGCATCCAGACCAAAGACTTCCAACGTCATCGCCAGCGAGCCGGTTCGCCGACCCACCGTCATGTATTCGCTGCTCGCGCCGGTGGTATGCAGGTAGAGCTGCTTCAGACGCTGACGCACTTCGGGCTTCTGCGCCACTTCCTCCCAATCACTCTCCCGTCCGCACTCAACAAAATCAGCGGCGAGATTCTCGGGCGTCAGCTCGTGGTCCTGCAGATGCGCGAAACGGTCACGGAGCTTGGAGAGATTGCCGGGGCTGGTGCCGATGGCCTTGGCCGTGCGGGTCAGGTTCAGCGTCTTGAGCAAAGGCCGGGCGGCTTTAAGAATCCGCGCACGATCTTCGCCGATCTCGCGGGCCTTCGCGGTTAGGTGACGGTTTTTGGTGAGGCTTTCCATAATCACAGAGGGAGGTTGGTTTGTGTCGCTGGCCTGCGGTTGCGGGCAAAAGCGATCAATTGCTTTTGTGCGCCGAGGCGTTTGCCTGTGGGACTGAAGCGGCTGGCATCCCGTTTGATCTGGCCGGGTGCCGCCGCATAGCACTCGGGGCATACGAGGTGATGCGCTTCACGTGGGAGACTGCAGGGGCAGAAGAAACGCACGCGCTCCAACGATCTCGGCTCTTTCGCCCGTGCCTCGCTGAGCAGATGCTGGATGTGGGCTTTGCTGCGCCGAACGCCTGCAGCGAGTCCGCCGTTGAAATTGCTGAGGTTCACGCTTTACCTCCGTCTGCCAGCCTGCGGGCTTTTTCTTCGCTCTTCACCCACTGTGTTTTCTTGTGGTCGAAGAGAACTGCGAAACCGGCGTCGTTGGGCAAAGCGGAGAAAACGACTGTGGCGATCTTCCCGCGATATACCGTCTGGCCGGGTCGGTAGTTTTTCTCTGGCATATTATTTCCCCTCCTTCTTCGCTGCCTTCGCCACCTTGTCGTATTCGTCCGCGAGCTTCTTGTGATAATCGCGGAGACCAGCGGCCTTCTCTGGTGGCAGCGCGGCGGCTTTCACGCGCACGTCCTGCCAGTGTTTGTCCTGCAGCTTCTCCGACCACTTCGCGTAGTAGTCGTAGCGGGTGATGCCTTCCACCACGACGTCAGTAAAAAGATTCATCTGCTTCACCACATCGCCCTTGGGCTTGCCGCCGGTCCTGTTGCTCTGGTCCTGCTGAACGACTAGGTGATAGCCGATTTCTTTGAGAGCGCCGCCGAGCGAGAGCGGCGAATCCATGTCCATGATTCTCGGCTCGACATACTCGCGGAGCGTCACCGCCTTCTTGGAATCGCCATATTTCTCAGGCTTCGGGTTCTGCTCCCATGCCTCATAGACCTTGCGGGCTTGACGCAGCAGCTCGTAGGAAACGCCGTATTTGGCCGCCAATTCATCCTTGGAGGAAATCGAAGACAACTGAGTTGTCTTCGTTTTTGACGCGTTGAGAGCGCGGCGGGATTGCATCTCCGTGAAGACCGTTTCAAGACGAGGCACAAGACAATAGGCGATTTGCCCCAGCGTCGGATTCTTGCGCTTCACCGTGTAGCGCCAGACCACGTCCTCGGCGTTGTCAGGTGTCACGCACACTTTGCATGGCACCTTGGCGAGCTGCAGATCCACGGCGATCTCGCGGCGCGTCCATCCTTCATAGACGTAGCCCTCGGCATCGATGAGCAGCGCATCAAGGATTCCCTCCTCTTTGATGTCATCGACCAGCGCGTTATAGCGCGGTGAACCGGGCTTCAGTCGGATGATGGTCTTGTTGGCCGGTGCCAGCTTGAGCTTGGCCGGGTCGCGCATCACGACCGGCGCGTTCTCTACTGCTGAATCTGTTGTATCTTTGATCATTCGTTTCTTTGGTTTGAGGTTTAAAAATCCAAGTGGCCACCCACGCGTTTTTCCAGTTCGCCGAGGAACCACTGCGCTTCGGCAGAAAGTTTGTAGGGCGGCGTTTCACCGCGCAGTTTCATGCGGTAAACGTAAGCCGGGTTGGCAGTGGTGGGTTTTCCTCGGCGTAGCCGAAGGCATCAAAAAAAACTTCGTTCAGACCGCCGTGGCGATAGCCCTGCAGCAAACCGGGCAAACGGGTCACCATGTCGGTCTGATTCACCACACGGGTTGAACATTCGCCGAGCAACGTGTTGTAGTAGGCGCGGAAATGGCCATCCCCGACCCGAGGCGACCCGAAAGAAACGACCGCATCCACACGCAGACCGGATTCAACTAGATTCAACGCCGCGATCTGGGCCAGCGCACCGCCGAGCGAATGCCCGGTGAAGATCACCTTTTTCCCCGCCCACTCGTGTTCTCGGACACGCCAAAGGATTTCGTGTTCGACCGAGCCTGCCGCCCGGCAGAAGCCTTGATGGGCGCGATACATGCCCACGTCCTGCAGACGGCATTGTGCATCCGTCACCCAATCGCGGGGAGATTCAGTGCCACGAAAAGCCACCAATACGGTGTGGCAATTTGTGGCAATGAAGCCCTGTGTGTCGGTCGCCTCGTCGTTGATCCGTTGAACCGAATCGAAGCCGGGAAACAGAGCGGACAAATCCGACCTGTATGCGCAGGCGCTGGCCTGCGCACACAGGTAGATGGTTTGGCGGTCAGGTTTCATCTGGTGGATTACTTGCCCGCTGCCTTGTTCACGATCTGGCCGACCACGTTGCCGACGCCTTCGCCGGTGGCCTTGATGCCTTCCGCATCGGTCTGGCTGCTGATCTTGTCAGCATTGAACGTTTTGGTTTCGCCGATCAGAACCACCGGCGCATTGCTCACGCTGATCACGTTCGTGTAGGTGAGTGTGCCTTTGATGGCCACGGACTCGCCCTTCACGAAGAGACCGGTGGAGTGCGTGTGTTCTACGCGCTGGGCGATCTCCTGACCGTTGTCAGCGTAGAAGTGGGTGCTGGATCGGGTGCTGATCGATTTGCAGCCGGTGGAGAGCAGGACCACGGCAGCGAGGCCGCAGACTGCGAGCATTAACTTTTTCATGGGATTTCCTTGGGTGGAGTTGTGTGGAGAAACCGAGAACCCATCCGCCCGTCCACAATGCGCGGTAGCAGGCGCATTGGAGGAGGAACCAACTCCCGAACGGACGGATGGGAAAGCAGAACCGGCCTGCGGATGCAGGCTGGTCTGAAGCTTGAAGTCTCGGCGGTTTGCTACCATGCGAGCGAAAAGCTCGCATGTTCAGCGGCAGACCTTAAACGCTAGGTGGGCTACATTGCTTGCGTGGGCTGGATGGAGGAGAAATTTTCTGAAACGAAGAAAAGCTATGGGGTGACCACCTGAAATCCGACAGGGTGACCACCCTAGCTAGGTTGCCCGACAGAGCGGCGCCAAGGAGGTGCCTCAAGGGATGAGGGCTGAAGAAACGCTCACTCTGCCGAGCAATCAAAGCGTATGAAGAGAAATGGACCCGGCAAGGCAAAAGAACAAATCAATCTCCCCCGATTAGTTGCATGTTTGAATTGTTCAAATGGACCGGCCCAACCGCAGGCACAGGTACAAACCAATAATAGCTTTCGTCATCTTTGCTGAGTAGGCGGTTTGCCGAGGCTGCCAAGACAAAGTTAGTTCGATTGATAACCTCGAAAGAATAATTTCCATCGGCGTCAGTTGTTGTTGTTTGGACCAATCCGGGCCATTCGGCTGAGTATATCACTTCGTAAGTATTTTCTGCAGCAGAAAGGACGTCGCGCTCAGCCTTCACTGATTCAATGTATGCATCTGTTATCCGCTGAACCTCTTTTTTAGATTTCTCGACGGAAAGAGGAACAGCTTGAAGATCGCTGACCGCCTGACTGTAAGAAGCGCTCATGGTCCGGTATTTCTGGCTATTGGCGGGTGTGGCTCGCAATGTGTAGCCAAGATCGCTTACTTGAGCCGAGAGCTTTGAGTATTGCAGTTCAGATTCCGCCTGAGCATTTTCTGCATCCTTGAGCTGCTTTTCCAATCGCAGTGTCGTTTTATGAATTTCGTCGTATTGCTTAACAATGTTCCGATTCGTTGCCATCGATTTTGAAACCGAGGCCTCATAATACTTGGTTGCAATTTGGCGGTCCAAAAGCATGACGGTTACAGAGCCAAGTTTAACCGAACTGGCTCCTTTGGTGCGGATAAAAACTTGCCCCTCAATTTTCTCCTTCTTTAGAGGTGCTGCGGATGGAGCTTGCGTCTGACCGCATCCTGCAAGAATGAGAAATGATATGATTGTCAGTAGAGCGAATGGCGTTTTCATCTGATCTTCACAATTTATGACGTCGGCGTCGTTTTCCGTAAAGGCTTTGGTTTTTGTTTCACGTAACAAATTTAACTAAAAAATTTTCTCTTTCAGGAACCGTTGAGTGCTGTGAACTGGATGCAACTTGCGCACCTCGCGCAAGGGAGCATCGATCACATCGTAGGACTGATTCAGGGAGATCAGCAAAACACCTTTTCGATCTTTGGTATATTGAAGCTTTTTGAAATAAACCTTCCCGCTCTTCAGGATGGCAATCACGTAGTCACCGTTCTGAGCTTCAACGTTGGGCATGGCCACAGCTATGTCTCCGCTCTGGAAATCTGGCTGCATGGAATCCCCTTCGATTTTGATCGCATAGCAGTTAGCATCTTTGCAGCTCGTCTTGATTCGAGGCGATGCACCTTCTTGATCTTCGTAGTATCCCCCGCCGCCTGCAGAAGCCCACGCCACCACAGGAACCATGTCGGTGGTTCCGTAATAAGGCCCGCCCCAATCCTTCGGGGATACCTCCCTCGCCTCAACATTCGGTGGGCGCTCTGCAAAACCAACTAGATGCCTTGCAGATGTTTCCAGTGCATCAGCCAGTAAAAGCAATGTATCCCCGCTAGGAATACGCCCCTTTAGGTAGCGCGAAATATCCGACTGCGTACAGCCACTTCGTTCAGCCAACTCTTTTTGAGTAAGCTTAGAAGCATTAATCGCAGCACGGAGCCGGTCAGAGAAAATGCTTAAAGACATATTTTCCACTTGCACGGAATTGCCTTTAGGCATATTCCTTTAAGCATGTTACGCGAAACAACGCGAGGGAACAGCAAAAAAGGTAAAGAGGTAAAGCCGGTCAAGCGCGGCAAGACCCGGTTTCCCGGCATCGGGAAGGATGCCAAACGGCTAGGAGTCAATCGTATCCACCTTTATTTGGTGCTTTCCGGTGAACGGATAAGTCACTCCCTGCTCGCGAGATACACCGCACTGAAAGGAGCAAACGCATGAATGCAGATATCGACCACACGGATCTGATCAGAGCCACCGGTTTGGTTGGCACCTTGAGTGATTGCGCTTCGTGGTATACCCGCGAAGTCGCGGAGAAGCTCGCCAGCCAGTTTCCCGACAAGCCGGTCTTGGAACTCACCTTGGAGAACATCCTCTCCGTCACGCACCCGAAAGAACTGATCAAGCTGAAGCCGGTCTGCTCCACGCGGGATTGTGGCGAGCCGGGCGCGTATAGCCGCTCGGGTGTTTGGCAATGCGGCTTTTGCCATGAGCTGGAGAACAACCGCCGCTATCGCCAGCACAATTCGCTCGGCGAGTACGCACGGGAAGGAGCGCAGGGATGAAATCGCTCACCACGAAATTGCGAGAGGTGAACGCATGCCAATCGGCATGGAGCAACAGCCGCCGCCAAATCACCCAGCCGCTCTGGTCCTATAACCAGCGGATCGAGGCGGAGAACAGCGCCGTGGCTTATGCGGATAAGAAGCTGAACGAGGCAGACACCGTGCGGACCTTCATGGCTGAAGCGCCGAGCTTCGTCCGGGCAATGGTGGCACGCGGTTTGGTGTCATATCCCGGCAACGCGAAAGGAGCGCAGTCATGAGCAGCAAGGCCGAGCTACGTGTTCTTACCATCTGCCACAAGCTGACGAAGCAGCAAGGGCGCATGCTGAAACTGGGTGAAGTAGTCCAGGAGGGCGATCTGCTCTGCAGCATGCCGGATGATATGTGGATTCCTGCCACGGCCATCGGCCTAGTGATCTCGCCTTACGACCTTGGCTGGTACCGGCGTCCGGGCGAATTCACGAAAGGAGCGAGCAACTGATGCCGCAGAAACCTCCAGTCGAACACCTTGAACTTGGCCTATTCGGCCATGCACGCGCACTCATCACCATCAAAGAGGCTGCAACGGCTTTGATCGTGTCTGAGCAGAAGGTGCGCGATTGGGCTGATGTGAATGTCGAGTATTTGAAAGGTGTGAACATCGGTGATGGGCAGGACCGCATACATCTCCGCATCAACCGGTCGAGCGCCGAGGCGCTTTCCCAAAACCGCGCCGTGAACAACCGGACACACGGAGACACCAAGTTCGGAGAAATCATCATCACCGCCAACTGACCTATGGAACTTTCCGATCAAGAAATCATCCAGCTCCGCGATTCCATTCTGGAAGCGGCTCAAAAGATGCCGCGAGGCATCCCAACCGTTTGGATCAAGAAGACGATTGAAGCGATGATGTTTGAGCTTCCTGATCGGGGTGCCGATTCACTGGAGTCACACATACTTCATCTGGAGCGGGCTGGCTTGTTGGAAAAGGTAACGAACACGCACACCCCGAGTTACGAAGTCTGGAAGCTGACCGCTGCAGGCGACGATCACCTCCGCACTAAATTCCGTGCCAAGTGAGTATGCACCATGAGCGATCCAACTCCATCCTCCCCCAACCAAGCGCTCGAAGAGGTTTTGCTGCGTTACAACCTCTCACCCGATTGTTTTCACAAACTGCGAGCGGATTCCTACGAGCGCATGCTCGCTGGTTCCTCTGTGGAGCAATTGGACTTGTTCTATGCGTTGCTGCTCGATCCGAAACTCACCAACGAGGAACGGGCTGCCCAAGCCCCGTATTGGCCGAAAGGTTCCGACCGGGCTGGCGAGCCTCCGTCAGAACGGACGGTGAGGGACGTGCGACGCCGGATGTTCAGGGAGCATTCTCTGACCAATCTGGGGCAAGTCAGCGACTTCATCGATCACATGCGCCAAAAGCTCGGCGTGCAGTCCTCGGGCAATCAGGCGCAAGTGGTGGATACGATGTTGAACTTGCTTGGCGAGGAGCTGCTCACCGCGAAGTTGGATGGCGGAACGGTTTCGGAGCAAAAGGATATCGCGGAACTGTTGGTCTTTGCCCAAGCCGCGAAGGACAAGGCCACAGCCGAGAACCGGAAGTTGGCTTTAAAGGAGCGCGACTCGGAACGCAAAGAAGAGGAACTGAAACTGGCCAAGGACAAATTCGAGCGCGAGACCTGCGAGCTGTTTCTCAAGTGGCACAAGGACGAGCGAGCCAAGGAAATCGCCAACAGCAACATCTCGAACGAAACCAAGATTCTGCAATTGCGTCAGACGTTCTTCGCGGATGTGGATGCGCTGCAGCAATCCGGCAAAGTGGAGATTCCCCCAGTATGAACTTCTCCCCAGGACAAAAGCGCCAACGCCGCCTGTATGAAAATACGGCGCTTGTGGCCGTGCGCGAAGAACGGGCGGTCGATCTGTTCTGGACCCGGCGCGGTCGCAAGTCCACGACGCTGGGGAGCATCGCGTTTGACGAGCTGTCTGCGAAGCCCGGTCGCACGGTGATCGCGGCCAGCGCCTCGCTCTTGCTCGGCTCCGAGCTGGTCAGCATGACTACGACTGCTGCCGAGCAGGCGATTCTTGTTCGTCAGGAGGCGGAGGCCCAGCAAGCCGTCTTTGCTGAGAGTGCCAAGGACAACAAACTGAACTTCGTTTGCGCCAATTCGGAGACCGGCAAGGAATACAAAGGCATCACGCCCACGGATTTTGCCGACTTGTATGTGTCTCGCCGGTTGGAGATGCGTTTGTATTTCACCCAGACCACGTTCTCTCGCCAGCTCGTCATCGCCCCCAATCCCGCCACTGCTCGCGGTTGGGGTGGTACTGTGTTGCGTGATGAAACCGGCTTTACCCGCCCGGAGACCGAGATCGAATTGCAGATTGCGGTGAACCCGATCTTCAAGACCGACCCTTCCTTCAAAATGGTCAAGGCGAGCAATCTTTCCCGCGACGACCGCCATCCTTGGTTTGAGGAAACGATGCCGCCTGCGGACATGACGTTTCCACCCAAGGCGGCGGGACACTTCTATCGCGGCCAGCATGGCGTCCTGATCCATCGCGTTGCCTTGGCCGATGCGTATGCCGCCGGTCACACGCTCTACGATAACCGAGGTAAACCGCAATCGTATGAAGATTTCTGCTCTGATCCGGCCAATCGGATGGAGCTGCCGTTCAACTATCAGTTGCTTCATATCGCCGGGGGCACCTCCGTGATTGATCTGGTGGCCATGCTCACTTCGCAGAAGCGCGGTGCCAATGAATGCGCTTTTGTCTTTGTTGATACGGACGCCGATTTTCTCCGCGCCATTAATTTGCTCCGGGCCTTGGTGCGCAACGGGCGGGTGGCCATCGGTGTGGATGTGGCGACCACGACGGGTGAAACTAGCAACCCCACGTCCGTCACGGTCACTGAGCTGCAAGGCATCGAGCGCCGCGCTCGGATGATCATCTGCTGGAAGGAACGGCGGGAAGCGGTGCAGCGCGACCGGCTGCGCAAGATCGTGCTGGCAATCCAAGAGCGGGCTGAAGGCGGGCCTGCGTGCGGGATGGGCATCGATGCCACGAACGAACGCTTCTTTGCTGAAGGCACCCAAAAGGCGCTGGCTGATCTGATACCGGAGCGCGACGTTAATCTGTCGAGCGTGGCATCCAAACGCTTCGCCGCTCCGGCAGGCTTGGATTGGGAGGTATATAAGTTAGAGAAGTCCACGGAGGCTGATCGGCAAGCCGAAGCGCTGAAGTATCTGTACAACAATCTTGTTGCCTCCAGCGTATTGGAACAAGACGAGGTGGGCGGCTTCCCGGCTTTGATCGAGCAGATGATGAGTGCTTGGGCTTATCGTTACTCCGCCCATGAGATGATCTGGCGCATCGATGATGCTGGGAAACGGCAGGTCACCGCTGAGTTCCGCCACTGCCCGGTCTGGTTTTTTGAAGCGCGTAAAGGTCGCCTCCGTTTTTTGCCGGATGAGGGCGCTTATGACGGTATGCCGATGCCGGTCACTGATTGGCTCGTAACCGTTGGTCCGGGAATGATGCGGCAATGCAGTGTGTTGTATCTCACCAAGTGGCGTCCAATGGCGGACTGGATGCTCTACAGTCTGCGGTTTGGTGTGCCGGGCATCCACGCGATCACGAACGCCGTCAAAGGAACGCCCGAGTGGGATGCTCAGGTTGAGCAGCTCACCAAGTTTGCCAATGACTGGGTCACGCTGACCAGCGCAGGCACTACGATCAATCTGATCGAAGCCAAAGGCGGCACGAATCTCCCCATGCAGCCGCTGGTCGAGATGTCCAACGCTGGCTACTCCATCATGTGGCGCGGTGGCGATCTCAGCACGCAAAGCAAAACTCAAGCGGTGGGTTCCAATGCGCAGGTCGAGGAAAAGGATGTTTTGCTTGCGTGGGATGTTCAGAAACTGAACAGCACGCTGAACGCTCGCGTTGACCGGCCTTTCATCCGTTATCTCTTCAACACGGAGCCAAAAGCTTTCGTGCGTATCAACCTGCCGAAGAAGCCGGAGACCGACAGCACGATCAAGGCGGCTGAGTTCTTGGTGAAGAGCGGTTCAAAGAAAGTCGGCCTGAGTGACATGCATGCCCGGCTCGGCATCCCTGAAGCGGAGGAAGGCGTGGAAGTTCTGACGGCTCCCGCAACTCCGGCAGCGCCCCCGACTGCTGAAGTGCCACCGCTGGATGCGCTGGCCAATGAAGCGGCGCTGGATGAAGCCAGCCGTCAAATGCTCGCCCAAGCGATGGCTGCTGCCGTCCAGGCATTGCTCCACCGAATTGCTGCTGCCAATGAAATTCTCGACCCCGTGATCCGTGCCGCCTCGCTGCAGGCAATTCTCACCGATTACGACGCGCTGAAAAAGGATTTGCAAAAGGATAACCCGGTTGCTGGTGCCTTGATGCAGATACAGGCCACTGCCTTTGCCAACGGATTGGAAACCAAACCCAAAACATCATGAACGTATTTTTTATTCTCGCCAACGAGGCGACCGAAGATTCCTTGGTCTTGGTCAACGAGATCAGCGCCGGTGAAGACGGCTGGGCACTGCTTCTGCCTTATGGCCAGCATCCCAACACGCGCTACATCCTGCAAAACGGTCAGGAGATCAAACAGGACTTCCTGCAGCTCGTCGATGAAGCGGCGGTGGATGAGATCATCGCCAATGAGAAGAGCCTCTATTCCCGGCTGAAGCGCTTCTTCTTGAAGCGTCCGGTTTATCGCGGCCACCCGGACTTCAAACAGTTTGTGCCGGATGTGATCGCCAACGAAAGCCCGCTGACTCCGCTTGGCACGGTGGACGACTACAGAAAATCCGAGCGCGGCTTGGAAGTGCGCTTGGGGTTAGTGGGGACAGGCGCTACGGCGGTTTCAGAGGGCGGCTGCAAATATACCAGCGCACTGGTCAGCGTGCGCCGAACCGGCGACCCCGTGAACGGCGTCATTCCGGTTCGTGTCTTCAAAATCCTTTCGGTCGGGCTCACACCCCGCCCAAACATTTCCGGCGTGGACTCCCTCGCAAACGCGAAGGCGAACACACCCGCCGCGAAGCAAGACCCCAAATCAGACGAACAAATGAAACTCCAATTAATTGGATGGCTCGCGGCACAGGGAACCACTCTGGCCAACGAAGCCTCAGACCAAGCCGTTTTGGACGCAGTCCAAAAGGCATTCTCCACTCGCAGCACTGAGGTCACCACCTTGGGCAACGAGAAACAAACTCTCTCCGGGCGCGTGACTGTGCTTGAGGGAGAAAAGGTGACACTGGAAGCCGCCCGCAAGAAAGCGGCGGATGATCTGGTGCTAGCCAATGCCGCTGTTGCTGCCGAGCGTAAGGCTCGCATCGAGGCGGCGGTTGATCTCGCCATCAGTCAGGGGAAACTCGCCATCGCTGATCGTGAAGCGCGTATTACCGCGCTGGCGAACTCGGGCGAAAAGTTCACCGAGCAACTCACTGCTCTGGCCAACTCGGCAGTCGTTCACAAGGTTGCCAGTGCCGATCAGGGCGCTCGCAAGCAGGATGCCGCTCCGAACCGGAGTGCGTCTGAACAGGTGCTTCACCTGGCTAATAGCGATCCGCGCTACAAAGACATCCCTGACTATCTCGAAGCTCAAAGGGCCGTGCTTCGCGATCATCCTGATCTGGCCCAGCAGCTCAAGAAACAGCCGGAAGTCACGAAGTAACCGTCACCAATCCACCATCAACATAAACAAAAATCGTTATGGCTATTAAAAACATTCCAGTCCTCTCGCCTGAAGAATCGGCGAAAGAAATCGAACGGCTTCAGGGCTTGCTTGCCCAGAAGGACACGCAGATCGCCGAGATCTCGGAGGGCGAGCTGAAAATCCGTGCGAAGCAGGCCGCTGGCCTCTCGCGTGAACAGGCGGTCGCGGCTGTGGAGCATCAGGCCGCCTTCGACAAACACAACGAAACCGTTCTCAAAGAACGCAAGGAAGCCCGTGCCAAGCGCGAGGCCGCTAACAAACCCCGCGCCTGATCCCAACCTCAAACGTCTGAAATTCGAATCATCGATATGAAAATGAAACTTAAACTGGTGGCGGTAGGCGGCGTGATTGCCGCGCTCTGGCATCAGCTCACCCAATCGCAGGACATTGTCCTGGCTAACACGGTTCCTGCCCGTGCCGGATGCCGTGACAGCAAACTCGCTGATGCTGCTATCGGGCGCTTCACCTTGGTGAAGCCGGGCAGCGATGCGGATCACGTCAACGTCTGCGGTGCGGCGGATATTCCGTGCGGCATCACCGAGGACAGTTCTGCCAGCGCGGCTGAAGAGCGGCTGGCTTACGCCACGCTCGGCCTCTCGCACGAAGACAAGCAAGGCATTGCTAGCGGTGATATCGCCGACGGCAACATGCTTGTTCCCGCTGCAGGCGGAAAACTCAAAGTCCTGCCCGTTGCGGCTGGCACTTACTACATCGTGGGCCGCGCCAAAGGCGGTGCAGCGGACACGAAGCCCGTCGTATTCACCCCGTGCTTCCCCGTTCAACGCGTGGTCGCCTAAGCATCCATCCTGAATTGAATCATTAATATGAAATTGACTCCTCTAAACTCCAGCCTCTGCCGCGCTTTAGGCATCCATCAGAATATGGACTTGGCCTTGCCGCACGGCAGCATCGTCCTAGCGAACGATTCGTTGTTCTCGCAGGCAACCTTCCAGCAGGAAGTCACCACGTTCGGTATCGGCTACGCCGATCCGCGCCGCAACATGCTCATGCAGTTGCTGAACTTCATGGCTCCCAAGCGTCCGGGACCGCGTAACGCCATCGTTACTGTCTACGACGAAACGGAGCCTTTCGAGACGGTTGATCCGCAGAAGGTGAAACGTGAGATGCTCGGCGATTTCCCGACCGTCAAGCAACGCACCTCCACCAAAACCACGCGCAAGCTGGTGAACCGTGGGTTGTCGGTGATCCTGGACAGGGATCAGCTCAAGGACAAACCGGACTGGCAGGAGATGCACACCTCTTGGCTCATCGATCTGCTCACTCGCGCCTCGTTGCTCGAGCTGATTGCGCTGTATCGGGCTTTTGCTCCTACGGCTCCGGTCATCTGGGACACGCTCGCTAATCCTGATCTGGACGTTAAGTCCACGAACATTCAGGTGATTGCCCCCACGACGGGCTTCAAAGCGAATCGCGCCTGCTATGGCGAACTAGCCACGTTGCTGCGTCAGCTCTCCTTCGAGGGCCAAAACAACGCCGGGGCTTATGCCCGTGCTGGCATGACGACCGATGAGCAGCTCGCCACGGCGGTTGGTGTTGATCGCGTTCTCACCAACATCGAGCGCTACAACAACAACGGCAGCAAGGATACGTTCCTTGATAACGACGTGCTGCTGTTCAGCGCCATCGACCGGGAATCCCCGGAAGATGTCAGCAATGTGGTTCGTCACGTCTCCAACACGGATGTAGGCGGTGGTGAATATGCCGCCTATGTCGAGGAGCGCCTGAAGAAGGTCATCATCACCGTGGAGAACTACGAGCTGCTCGCCGTTCAACACACCAGCGGTTGCGCCATCATGGAAGCTGCTGCTGCCTAGTCCACTCGCGGCCTGCCTCGATTCCGGGGCAGGCCGCAATTCCTCTAACTATATACTATGAAAAAAATCGTTAATTCCTTTTTGGACCTGCCCGCTGCAGCGTTTGCTCCCTTGGCGATGCTCCTCGTTGTTTTTGTATTTGGAATCGCCTGTTACACACGCGCTGCTGATTTCACGGTACCGACGCAGGCCACTCGTGGCATTGCGCCGACCGCACTGGATGTCTCGGTGACGAACCGGCTTAACACCGCCGGGCTGACCATAAGCAAACCGGCCACCAACACCGCCGACCTTCTGCAGGTCAAACGCGGTGGCACGAACGTATTTGGTGTGCCTGCCACGAATCCTGCAGCGGGTATGCGGCAATACTTGGGCATTAAGAGCGGCACAGTGGTCACCGCCACAGATGGCACAGTGACCAACGTGTTCTCGCCTGTGTTCACGAACACGCCGGTCATCATCACACGACAGCTCGGGATTGATACCACCGTCACAAACATCCTCACCGTGACGAGCAACTACTTCATCCTCAACACGCGCAAAGCCAATCAGACGAACAACTGGATTGCTGTCGGCGCTCAGTGACAAACCAACGGGCGGGCGCGAGTGGTAGCGCCCGCCCCTCCAAACATTATGGCAAACTGGATCATCATCACGATTGATACGCTCTACGAGGCGAAGGTTGCGGCCTTGATAGATTCGTGTGACGCAGCAGCACTGGCTCAGGGCCAGCCTAATCGTGCGCCCGGAATCATCCAAGGCGTCGTCGATGAGATTCGCAATGCGGTCGGTTCCTGTGAGACCAATCGCGTGGATGAGGACCAAACGAAGATTCCCAAGGGGCTTCGTGATCTGGCGGTCGATCTCATCATGGCCCGGCTGAACGGCACATTGAACATGGCTTTGAGCGATGATGAACGGGATAACGTCGCTTATCGCCGTCGTCAGTTACGTGATATCGCCACTTGCAGCTTGAAGGTTGAACAGCCCGATACTCCCGTTACCCCGCCAATCCAAGCTGGCCCCAGCTCTCAGCTCATCCGTCCGGGTGGCGGATGCAATCCATACAGCGGTCTCGGCACCACTTGATTTTCACCATGCCACTCGCCACACCCATGCCATTCCACGAGGCGCTTGCCTACTTGCTCCGCAAGAAAGCACTGCCGACGAATGCGACTGCAGCGGAGATCGCGCAGTGGGGTGCAGAATTTCGTGACAGCTCGCTTTTCAGCGCTCAGACGGCGATAGAGCCGTATCTCGAAGATATTCGACAGGCTGTCGCCTCGGGTATCAATCCAGTCCAGGTCAAACGCGAGGACCGTGTGACGGCAGAGAATCCGGAAGGATTGACGACGACCGGCATGAACGATGCCCAGCAGCGTGAATTCCTCCGGGAGAAACTTAAGGGCTACGGTTATTCGTCAGATCCCGCCAAGCGTGGAACCATCGAAGATTTGAGCAGCAACCAGCGCATCGACCTTGTAGTGCAGATGAACAAGCGGATGGCGCAAAGCGAAGGGCAAAAGCGCATCCGTCAGGAACCGGAGATTTTGGATGCGTATCCCGGTTGGGAATTGTTCCGCGCTGAATCGCGCAAGGAACATCGTAACTGGCATGAACGCGCCAAGGCTGCTGCAGCGCAGACCGGCTCGCAAATTGTTCTCGTTGGCACGGAAGGTGTGATTGCCCTGAAGAACGATCCGTTCTGGATCGCGCTCTCGGCCTTCGGTCGCGATGGCGAACCGTTCGACTATCAGAGCGGCATGGAGCGGAAAGATGTTTCCCGCCGTCGCATGCTCGATCTCGGCTTCCCCCCTGAGAGTCTGCAAATCCAGCCGGAGACCGGCATCACGTTGAGGGAGGCCGCATGAGTTTAGGAGTTCGCATCGATGTCGGTGAGCAGATCGCCAAAGAGATCGCGAGGCTCGGCAAGCTGGTTGATCCCGTGCTGTTGCGCAAACGACTGGCCGTGGACGTGCTGAACCTGTTTCAAGATCACTACCGCAGTCTTCCACCGAACCGCCAGTTTCCCGGTCGCACGACACACTTCTGGGCGGATGCCGCTCGTAGCACCAGCTTCGCGCTCGATAGCGATGGCTTCACCATCACGACAAACAAACAAGGCGTGCTGCAGCGCTACCTCGGCGGAACGATCAAACCGACGGGTGGTCGCAAGTATCTCACCATTCCGGCCCGCGAGGAGGCGTACGGAAAGCTAGCCAGTGACTTTAACAATCTGCGCTTCGCCATCACCGATCAAGGTCCGGCGCTTGTGGAAGCGGATGCCACGCGTATCAAGATCGGTCGGCAGAAGAAAGACGGCACGCGCAACATCAAGAATCTCGGTGAGACCGGTGGAGCCGTCATGTTCTGGCTTCGTCGTTCAGTCACCCAGCGCGGCAACACCAACATCATACCTACTACGGAGAAGATCACCGAAGTGCTGCTTACTGGCACGCGTGATCATCTGTCACTGGCTGCATAAGGAAATTTATGGATTTAGACGAACAAGCCCTCAACCGAGTCCAGGACGATATCGCCGAACGGTTGGAGACGGTGAAATATCTGGAAGACGTCACGATCTTCTCTTTGCGTCCTTCTCGCGATGGCAAGGGACCGCAGATCGCTGATCTTCAGACCAATCTCGACAAGGTGCTGGCTGGCATGGTCATGAAGAATGGGAAAAACGGGGCTGCCGTCAGTGTGTTGATGCCGATGTTCGACGTCAAATCGCCGAACCTTCCCGGCCCACAAGGCGAGCTGACAGTGGAGGTGCTCGCCCAAGAGCATCCGTTGATAAACAACGGCGTGAGTGGCACGCGCAAAACCTGTGAGTCGATTGCGATTTGCGTGCTGCAGTCGCTCCATCAATTCCGCATGGAGGGTGCGACACAGAATTTTTACGCCGATCAAGATGCCATCACACCCTCGCTGGAGTTTGCGCCCAAGCTCACTTACCGGCTGAAGCTTCGCGCCCAACTGCAGCTCAGGGACAAGCCGCGTTGCTTGATGCCTACGATCAGTGAAGTTGCTCCGTTCACGGTTCAACTCACCAATCGCACAATTGGCGACAGCATTTATTTCACCACGGACGGCAGCTTTCCCCGGTCGGGCAAAGAAAGCGCCACGCTCTATACAGAACCTTTTGCCGTGGAGTCAGGCACGGTCGTGCGTTGGGCTTCATACCGTGAAGACCTCCTCGGCAGTGATATCGGTCGCGCAATCATCACCTAGTTTTAACCCTCAAATACCAAAACAAACATTATGGCCATTACTCGTGCTAGTTTAGTCGGCGGTCCAGCTCGTTGCTTGCTCGACGGCGAACCGTTCTTCACCAAGGAAAGCTTCGGTGTCACACCGGAGATGCAATTGTTTCCAGTCGCGCCCCAAGGCTACAGCCAGCGGGATGAGCGCGTCTCGGATGTTCTGATCCCTATCCAGCTCACGCCAGATGGTCGGGTCAGCAACGCTTTGCTCGCGAAATTTTATCCCTACGCGAATGTGATGAAGGGAGCTTCAGCTTGTGGCGCTTCAGATCGCGCTTTCGTGGCCCACGGCTCGGACGGGGCTCTGCTGACCGTCAAAGCGGTCGCAGTACAGAAAATGCCAGAGATAACCTTCAGTTCGGTGAAGACGCTCTTTGGCCAGCTCGGCTTGCTCAGTGTGCTGGCAAACAACATGGACCCGGACGACGCCGATTCTCACATGACGTATGCGGCGAGCGGCGGGTCGTATGTGGATGCAACCTTCGGCTTGGACGCTATTCCTACGCAGCAATATTTCGGCACGTGGGGCAATGTTTCCGGGTTTAGCAGCATGCAGACTAGGGACGGCTTCAAGTTCACCGCTGAAGTGGATTTTGAACCTTCACCGGTCGATGGCCTTGGCGTCGTTGATTACAAAGTCAAGGAAGTGCGGGCGATGATCTCCTGCATCCCCGTTGGGCCGACCGCCGCCCAGCTTCTCACCAACTACAAGATACAGGGCGCTGGTGCTCGCATTGGCCGGTCAATGAACGCTGACGCGAAGGAATTCACGTTGGTCGGTGCCGATGGCATTACCTATCTGACGATTCCTAAAGCCTCAATGCAAAAGGCGGGCTGGAAATTCGGCGAGAACGTTTTGCGCAATGATGAGGTTGCTTGGGTGGCCACGCTCAATCAGACGGACGGCGTCCAAGGCGACCTCTTCACTCTCAATTCTGAAGCGGAAGACTGAGCCGCTTCTTAACCACAACCGAAAGACACCATGAAAAAAGACCTGATCGCCGAGTTTGATGCTTTGCAAAAGAAGCTCAAGGAACTCGGCACGCCCGCCGCCGTCAAAGCGGCCATCAAATGCGGTTCCGCCATGCAAATCCTCGATGAGGAGTGGACGGACCCGAAGCCGAAGACGGAATCGCCAGAAGAATCGAAGGTCGAAACCAAACCCGCGACCAAGAAAGCGACGGCGTAATCTGTGAGCGCGATTGAAGTCAGACTGTTTGCGCCGGGCGGCAACACACCGTTGCCGCTCGGCAGTCTCACTGATCCACGGGAACATGGTATCGAGGGCATTACGGGCGATGAAACCCGCCAGCTCGATGTCCAACAGTTCCCGCGCAGTGAGAGCGTCGTTGTCTTCGACCGCCAGAACAGTGTGCAAAATCTGACCATCCGGGTCGTTCGCACACATCGCGATCTGGCTGACTCCTTTCTCTATTGGCTGAAACACCCGTCCTCGGTGCCAAACGTTGCCGATGCCGAGCTTACACAGGACGGCGCGAAAGCTTGGCTGAACGGGTGCGGCATACAATCCGTGCGCCGCACACAGCGCATCGGCATCACTACCATTTTTGAATACCAGCTCGTGGGCGGCTCTTGGAGCAACGTCCGCGCTATCTCATCATGATTTCTCAACGCATCCGCATCGGTGTTAATTTCCGTTCACGCGATCCCATCACGGATCTGTTGACCAGCAAGGCTCCTGAGCTGTGGCTCGGCACTGACGTCCGGTTCGAGCATGGCTTTTTGGACGGCACTGTTCTTTCCGATGACATCAGCAACCTCGCCAGTGTCACGTTGGAAGTTTTCGCGTCCACGCGCACTGGCCTGCCTTACATGGCCAAGACGATCAGTGCCGATGCGTTGCTCGAGGCTCTGACGCAGGAGCAATGGGATGGTGGAGCGCCGGAACACGCCCATGCTGTGTTTGAGTTCACCGCTGCTGAAACCTCGTTGCCGATGGCAGGAAAGCTCTCGGCTGATTTCTGGCTGGTCGTTTCGTGTCTCACCAATAATGGCACTGCGAAGCGCTACACGCTTGGTGCGGGCAAGATCACCTTTATGCAGGACGGCACGCCGAGCGATCAAGTCGGCGCAGTCCAGGGCGGCAACATCATTCCCGGTGGTGCGACGTATGACGGCGATGGTGAATACACTCTGGCCGGCCTGACGGTGAACAAACTCTACAAGTGGTCGCCCGGTGGCAACGATACCGACCTCACGAGCGGTGCGCAGACCTTGGTCGCTGAAGGCAATTTCACCGCGCAGGCCGTCTCGGCGCTTTTGACCGGCGATGCCAATCAGCCAGTGACGGCCATCGTTCGTAGTGATGTTACGTTCAACGCCGAAGAAGCGGACGCCCGTTACTTGAAAAAGAATATTCCGGCGTGGGCTGGGGACATTCAGTTCTTCCAATCCGATCTCTGCAGCGATCAAGGCGGTGTATGGATCGCGGAGCAAGATAACGAAGATCAAGCACCGCCTGAACTGCCGACGGAGTCGAACGCTTATCCTCTCGCATTGGCCGCTCGATGAAACGTCTGGCGACCGGCTCGACGCCAGCGAGGCTCATCGTGATTTCACCGAGGATAATGACGCCGTTGATTATGCGGCGGGGAAGATCGGCAATGCGGCTGATTTCTCGGACGCCGGGGATGGCACGCTGCGTTTGGCTTCCGGCAACGATCTGACGCCTCCGGGCAATACCGGAACCGAAAGCCGGACGTATGCCTTCTGGGCTTATCTCAACAACGGCGGTGGAGTGTTGTTCTCAAAACACGATGCCGCCTTGGGGCCGTCCTATATCAGCTCCGCTTTCCGGGTGACTTGGGAAGGCGGCACTTCGGGTTTGATCACACTGGATATCGGTCGTGGTGATGCGGCGGGTGGCGGGTTCAAGTCTTGCAGTGTGGACGATGTTGCGTGGCACGCGTGGCATTTCATCGTCATCACGATTGGTGCGGTGAATCAGATCAGCGTGGATGGCAGCGAGTGGGCGAGCCAGACCGCCAACATGATTCCCCGCGCCGATCACGCTGACGTGCCACTCGTGATTGGTGGCAGCGCCTATGACACGCTTGGCACATCGGAAACCGTGCGCGATACCAACAGCCTTCTCGATCATCTCACGCTGTTCAATCGCGCTTTGACGCTGGAAGAAGTCCTCTGGCTTTACAACAGCGGTGCGGGTCGTGATTTCCCGACCTATCCAGCACCCGAACTCACTTTGCTCGACGGCTTGGTTGCTTATTGGAAGATGGAAGAAGCGACCGCTGCCGACCGCTTGGACGCCACCGGCAATGGCAACACGCTGGAAGATTCGAGCGGTATCAATACGGTTGCTGGAAAAATCGGCAACGCTGGATTGTTCGGCGGCTCAAACTTCCTTGAGATTTCCGACCGGCCCGCCATCACACCTGGCATGGGCAGCTTCTCCATCGCCCTGTGGGTGAAGTTCGGCGCGAACTGGACGCAAGGCGTTTTCAACAAATGGTCGTCAGGTGCAGGGAACAAGGAATATTGCCTCTATTACGGCCTTGTCCCGTTCCAGCTCAATTTCATCGTCACGAACAACGGCGGGTCAGACAACCAGTTGGACAACGGTTACACCGTCGCCACGGATCAGTGGCACTTCGTCGTCTGTGTTTACGATCACGACGCCGGTCTGATCAAGATGAGCGTGGATGGCAACGCCTTCGTCACCAAGGCTCACACCGGCGGCATTTGGGATGGCAGCAGCCCGCTTTATTTTGGTCGCGATCAAGGCGGCGGTTTTATGACTGGTGCGCTCGATGAGATTGGTTACTGGAACCGCGCTCTCACGATGGATGAAGTCACCACGCTCCACAACAACCCCAACGGAATCACATATCCTTTCTCATGAGTATCAGTGCTAAATTCATCGGCCAAAATCATCGGCCTGCTCCGGCGGGCAATTTGACGGCCGCAAATTCTTCAGGTGTGCCTTCCTCGGTGGCCATCATCGTGCCGTGTCACAATTACGCGCGTTATCTCGCCGACTGTTTGACCTCGATATTAGGGCAGTCTGCGCCGCCTGCCGAGATCGTGGTCGTGGATGATGCCAGCACGGATGAGACGGCTGCGGTGGCCGCTGAGTTCGCCGCTCGTGGCGTGCGTTACTTGCGCGTGGCCGTCCGCAATCCACACGAGGCTCGCAAGGCCGGTCTGGAAGATACGGATGCCCCGTTGGTTTGCTTCGTGGACGCCGACGATCAGTTGTCACACGAATATCTGCGAAATGCGATTCCGCTGTTCAAGGATGCGACGGTGGCCATCGCTTACTCACCGATCCAAGAGTTTGCGGGTTCCACCAAGTCATGGAACCCCACGCCGGGAAACATCAACCGCTGCAACTGGATTCACGCCGGTGCGGTTGTGCGTCGTGCCGCCATCGAGCGCAGTCAGGCTTTCGAGATGCCGAACGAAGCCATCCGCGAAGATTACGAAGTGTGGCGGCGCATCCTGAATGACGGTTGGAAGTCCGCCCGCAATCCGATGCCGTATCTGTACCGGCGGCATGCCGATTCGCGCAGTTCGCTGGTCCCGCCGCGCACTGACAAGGTTGTGGTGTCGTGCTATTGGACGCTGCATCCCGATCCGCAACGCAGTGAGCATCAGAAGCCTAATTGCTGGCGCAAGGTTGCCCCGTGGGCGCTCGGTCTGCAGAAGCAAGGTCTGCGCGGGGTGATCTTGCACGACGATCTCTCAGCCGAGTTTGTGGCGCAGTGCGCCCAATACGGTGTGGAGTGCATCAAGCTCCCGGCTGCGCCGGACGGCCTCGGAAATTGCGCCCGCTGGTTTTCGTATCGCGACTGGCTGCGGGAGAGCGAGGTCGAGACGGCCTTCTTCACCGATCTCTTCGACGTGCAGGTGAATGGCGATGCCTTCAGCCTGTTGCGGCTGGACTACGATCTATGGGTCGGCAACGAACCGCAGATGATTGGCGAGTCCCGCTGGATGCTCGATGCGCTGAACCGTTCTTACGGTGAGCAGTGGCCGGAATGGCTGAAGGAAAAGCAGATTCTCAACTGCGGCATCGTGGGTGGTTTTCGCGAACCTTTGCTGCAGCTCTTCGAGCGGATGTGCGCTCACGTGGCCACGGCGAAGACGGAAGGCCGGTTGATCTTGAATGACATGCCGTTCTTTAACCGGGTGCTGTATTGCGAAACGGATATGAATCGGGTGTGGGCCAAGGGAGCGCCGCTGCATTCGGTTTTCAAGGCTTATGACTACGAAGCGCCGGTCGCTTTCGTTCACAAGTGATCAGCGGAGCCAAGGCCGCTGCGAGGCTTCGGCAGCGGCGTGGGCGATGCTGAAGAGATGCAGGGCAACGCCGAGAGGCAAGCAGAGGAAATAGAGAACAACGCAGGCGATGAAGTACGCGTAACCATCACCGTTCAGACCGATGGCCAAGTGGCCAGCGCCGGGGATGAGGGATGCGAGTAAAACTTTCACTGTTATCAGTATGCCGGACTTTAATTACAAAATCAAGACGGAAGCCGATCTCAAGGCGCTGGAGGCTACCAAGGCGGGCTTGGAGGAGTCACGCAAGGCCACGGCAGCGTTGGGCAAAGACACTTCCGCCCTTGAAGCCGAGATTAGGAAGGTGGATGCGGCATTGCAGAGCGAGGCGGCAAACGCCGTCCGCAGCGCGGAGGGCTTGAAGAAGGCGATTGACGCAACCAAGCAGGCCAAAGGCGATAGCAAGCCATTAGAGAGCCAGTTGCGCGATCTAGAAAAGGAGTTCGATCTTGGCGGCAAGAATCCACTTTCTAAGGCGGCAGGGTTTCTCACTGACTCGGCCAGCAAGTTGCCGGGCGCGGAAACCTTCCAGAAGATTTTTAACGGCACGTCGGCTACGGTGGCCAGCGCGGGCGTAGCGTTCGCTGCCGCCGCCAAGGGTATAAATGAATATGCCGAGGCTCAGGCCAATGTAACAGACCGCGATGCGGCGCTCGCTCGCACGGGACAACTTACTGACGCTAATCGGGAGAAGCTCGCCGACTTGGCAGCAACACAACAGGCTGCGACTGGTGTTGCCGACGACTTTTGGGAGAAAGCAACCGCCCGGATCATCCAGTTTGGCGGCACTGTGGATGAGATCGAAAAACACACCAAAGCCGTGGAAAATTACGCGGGTATTTTGGACGGCGATGTTTTGGGTGCGGTTGAGGGTGTATCGCGTGCGCTTGAAGGTAACTTCATGGCCTTTACCCGCCTCGGTTTTCAATACGACGAGCATGCCTCCAGAGCGCAAAACCTCGAGAAATTATATGCCTTTCTTGCTGAAAAAGGTGTCGGTCTGCTAGCCGCAAGGTCGCAGACTTTGCACGGTCAATGGCAGCAGTTAAAGAATAGCTCATCTGATCTCTTTGAAGCTTTGGGGCGCGGCATTGCGAAGACCGGAGTATTGCAGAGTGTCTTGTATGGTTTGACTACCACGGCTGCTTATCTGGCGCAAAGTTTTGGTGGTGCTGTGCCACAGATTGACGGTATGAAAAACGCTCTGCAACGGGTTGGCCCTTCCGCTGCAGAAGCTGAGAAATCGCTGAAGCAATACGGCATTCAGGTGAAAGAAGAAATCGCGCTCTCTGATGCTTTCACCGACGCACTAGGACGTGAATTAGAGGCACTCCGCCGGAAGCAACGGGCACAGGATGAGATTACCGACGCGCAGATGGCTGTAAAACTAGATGCTGTCGATACTCTGGAAAAGAACGGCAAGATCACTCCGTCTCAGGCTATTCAACAACGGGCTGATATTACCGCTAAAGCAAAACAGGCGAAAGCGCAAAACGAGGTAGACACCAATCAAGCCGCCATTGATAGAAACGAAGCTGAACGTCAACGCAAAGAGGAGGAGATCGCTAATGCAAGCAAAGCCGTAAACGAAGCTGAAGCTGCTCAGGCCAAATTGGACGATCGTAATAAAGCGGTGAAAAACGCGAAGGCACCTCGTGGTGAAAGCCCTGAGTATTGGAAAACTCAACTGGAGGCTCTGGATGCTTACAATGAGGGTAAAGGCTCAGACCTTTCTCTTTCTTTGCCGGACCTTGGCATGGAATTTTCAAAAGTTACTGGCGGCTCAGACGAATCTGATCGGCTAGATGCTGCTCGTCAGGCATTGGAGGGGAAACTTTATCGGGCAGAACGCGACCAGAAAATGCGGGTTGGTCGAGCAGAAGACACTACGCCCGTAACTGATGAAGATAAAGCAGCAGCAGCACAACTCGAAGAACGTAAAAACCGCCTGCTCGATCTGCAAAAGACAAACCCCAAAGATATCAGTCGGCTTCAGAATGATATCGACAATCTGAAAGCTGACAACGAACAGGCATTTAGGCGTCTAGGTATTGAAGCACCGGGAGACCGATTGAAAGCGGCTAATGCCAGACAGGAGGCGCAAAAGAAGGCTGTTGCTGAGCCATTCCCAAAAGATGTCCCTGTGAATGACGCGGTAGCGCGTCTGCAAGAGCAAATCGCCGGGATGAACGTCGCGGTCTCGCACATGCTGGATAAGATAGCTGCTGGGGTTCAGAAAACCGGCGAGGCCAATCTCGAAGGACTGCGCAAAGTCCAAGCCGCGCAGGATGCGGTGGATGCCAAGTTAAAGGCGCAGGAAAAGCAGATTGGCGATCTCCAAACCAAAGTAAAACACCGCGATTAATATGAAAGTCGTCTGGACCATCAAATATGGGGAGGTGGAGAAAACGCCAAAAGAATGGGGGGTGAATTCTCTGAATTGTCGCCTGCGCGTGCAGGCTGTGGATGATCTCACTTTCTACCGGCCTAATGTTCGCGGTGATGCCGATCCTATTTTCCCGGCTCGTAGCACCATCCAGCTCTTTCGCACTGAAGGTGAGAACCGGGTAAAATGGTTTGAGGGTCGCGTGATCGATGATGGGGTTCATATCTCGGCTCGATCCGAAGGCCAGAATTATCAAGTGGTCGGTTCTTGGTTTTATCTTGAGAAGCACATCTTCAAGCAAATCTGGAAATCTTACACAGGTGACAAAGACAACCTTGCCGAGGTTCGTCTCTCCCGTGTGCTTTTAGGAACCAAGGTAGTGGTCAACCAACTGGAACGGCAGCACATGCGAGATCAGCTCGCCGAAGTCCTGGAATACGCCAAGCTCTGCGGAGCGCCAATCGAGTATGATGTAGCCGCCGCTCCCGATATCTTCCTGCCCACAGATGAATTGCTCGACCGGCACTGTGACGAGGCAATCAAACGCCAGCTCTATTATGTGCCTGATTTGGTGGCCAATGTGGATTACTCAGTCACCAAGCCGAAAGTATGGTTCCGCAAACGCGATGCCATCGAGCCGGTAACACTGCCCGCTATCGGCAAGGTGATCGAGGAGCTGGAAATCTTTGAATGCTACGATCTGCAGCGGCCCTGCGTGGTCATTCGTTACGAGCTGGAGAATAGCGTAGATGGCACGGTATGGAAGGAACACGCCACAGCGAAGAAGCCGGAGAACGCCACAGGTGATGAGCTGGATGCTTTTATGCAGACCATCAATCTGCAAGGCGTCTCGCGCACCACGGCGGTCGCCAGCTTGGAAACTGATGAGATAAAACCGGCAGACCCTGAATGGTGGAAGGCGCGTATCAGTTGGTTGGCTGACGATGCCATCGAGAAAATTGACCTTGGAGAAGCGAAGCGTTCGGGGGAATTGCATTTGCCGCGCGAGTTAAAGGAAGGCTCTTTTCCTGACTGGCTGGTTCTCCAAGGTTTCAGCTACGAACAGGAAACGATCTACACGCCGGTCAAAGTCACCTTCAAGAATGGCAGCATTCGTGATGACGTTATCTCGGTGGACGTCAATGCCACGGATGCAGAGACGAAAGATTATACCAGCATTTCACAGACAGATGCAGAGCCGATACCGGTTGGCCTTGAGGATGAGTTGTTCAAAGCGGTCAACCGCCGTGAGTTCAAGGGCGGTTTTAAGATTATCGAACAGGACTGCAGCCGTAAATTGGTTGCCGGTTCTACGCTCAATCTTTCTGGCAGCCGTGCGGATTATGCCACCATGCGAGCCCTTGTGAATGAGATCGAGGAAGACATTGATAAAGGTGTCACCACGGTGAGGTTCGGCCCGCCGCCTTACTTGGGCTTGGATCAAGCGGTGGAACTGATGCGGGCCAATCGCACGCGTCGTCAATTTACCTTTTCAACCACTTCCCGTGCCACCGGCAAATTGGGCGGTGATAATCGTATCGACATGCCCAAGACGGTGGGCAAACGGGATTCACAATCTGCTACGACCGGGCATCGACGTTTAGTTGTGAAGACAACAGTGTCTGAGCAAACTGGCAGTATTGATGCAGACGCCGCCGCCACCGTTCACGAAGGGGTGGCGCGGCCCATCGCTCCGCGTGTGATGGCCGTGTGTGTGCCGAATGGTGATGGCTCGTTCACCACTAAGAAAGTCATGGGCATGTTCTCGGAGGTTTTCTGA